ATTATCTTTCGATTCAATCAATGCAGCAATCTCATTCAGTAAATCTTTGCAACCAGGCAGAGTGCGTTGAGCAACAGTCTTCATGTTTTTTAAAGTGCGCTCTTCAGCAGTATTCAACAATACATTAGATCCAAGAGTGCCAACTTCTGCACTGATAACAAAGATGTCATCATCTTCAGTAAACTTAGAAACATCTACACCAAACGTGGCACGAGATTCAGCAATGCTATTACCGACATAGCGAGTGTGAAACACTACGCCAATCTTAGCTCGCTTTGCTTTATCATAAGCAGGAGTGACTTTAGGAATAGCATAAGTGATGGTGTTAGGAGTAAAAGTAAAATAATCCTGACCATCAATCTTAGCATCCTTACCATCGTCAGTAAAGAGCAAGTCACCTTGCACAATACCTTTAATATTCAGTTTAGGAAAATACTGTAATGCTACTTTTAACTTTTCAACAAGACCAGGAGCATGACCATGATTGGTATTGATGTCATCGACCGTATAATTAATCTTGCCGTCTTTGTTGAAAACTGATTTAGTGCCAACAAAGAAACGTTTAAACTCTGGGTCGATACCACAGATTATAGCAGGAGCACCGTCCCACTTGGTAGTGATTTTAAAACGACTGGTCTGAGTGCCGCTAAAAGTTTTGGTGAGCTCATCCAGGAAAGCAAACGCATCTTTGGCCCCTTGTTCTCCATCGAACAAGATGCTGTCTTCCAGGTGCTCTAAGTGAGTGTTCTTGCTCATACTAGAAAGGGGGTCCACCCTTATTTAGGTGTCCCCCTAGTATAGCACATCAGCGGTCGTCTGCGGCACGATTCTCGGAGAAGTAAGGATCGAAGGTGCCTTCTGGATATCGCCGCTCAAGTTTCTTAACATTACGGGCGATGACTTCATCAATAGAAATCTCCAGTGCTTGTGTTGCCTGAGCAACATACCACATAATGTCACCCAATTCAATGATGAGATGCTCTCGGTTATCTTCATTCCAGGGTTTGCCTTGGAAAATCATCTTCTTAATAATCTCCAAAAACTCACCACCTTCAGCGTTGATGCCAACACCAGCAGTCAGAAGACGCTCAATGTTTGCACCTTCACGGTCAAGCTCACCAATACGCTCCGCGAAGTTGACGAAATCTTTGGATGCTTTTGAAGTTACAGCATCTACAAAGTGCTCATACTTATGAAAATCAATCTGTCGTGTCATACAATAAATTCGGTAAACTTGCTAAACTTGTTTTGAGATTTGGGTTCTTCGTATTCATATTCTTCTTCATCAATCATGATGGTTGAAGAATCTGCTACCTCTACATTATACAGTTTCATCTTTGCCCTGTCAACCCCAATCAAAAATCTCTTATTGAATGTTGGGTCGTTATAACGATTCTTTAATTGTTTAACCAAAATGTGACCATCCTTCTCCAAATCTTCTGTCGATATAAGAGCAAACATAAAGTCAGCAGTAGCAGGTAAACCAAAGGATTCCGAAGTATCAGTAAGATCCACGTCACTATTGCCAAAACCACTACGGGTTGTTTGCGTCGCTGAGACAAGAGGGACATTGTGTTCGACAGCAAGGCCACGTAACTCTTCAGCAATCGCTTTAACATACGTGTAAGAATTAACAATAGCACCTTTATACCTGGCACTGGCACAGATGTTAAGGTAGTCGATAAAGATGATATCAGGTTTGAAAGTTTTCTTAAGTTGGAGCTCATTGAGAAGAGATTTGAAATGACCAACGTGTGCAGATGCTGTAGGATATTCTTTGATGATTAAACGACCCTGAGTTTTTCTACCAATCTCCTGAATACGAGAAGTGAAGATGCTCTCAGGCAAAGTGCCAATGTCTTTAATATTTACATTCAGTAAGTTGGCGTCAATTCTTTCAGCAATCTTTTCTTCTGCCATCTCCATAGTAATGTATAAAACATTCTTACCTTGTTGTAGACAATTAGCAGCACAGTGACACATGAATAGAGACTTACCGACTCCAGTGCCAGCAAGAGCAACATTCAATGTCTTGTTAGGAAGACCACCTTTGGTGATAGAATTAAATTTATCTAGGTCAAAAGGAATCTTATCTTCTTTAAGATGATAGAAGTCGTATCTTTCCTCTACGTTATTAACGTAATCGTGACCTACATGTTCGTCGAACGATACTGCCAGGGCCTCTTGAAGAATTGCTGGGATCGCATCCTTTGATACTTTCGTATTGCTATCATCCGCGATCTTGATTGACTCAAGTAGGGCAAGATAGATTGCTCTGTTTTTACACCACTTTTC